TATAAGTTGCACTGAACTCTTTTGCATAACCTATCGAACTTTCGCTAGTATAAGTTGCGCTAAAATCACCGGTATAAGTTATTGTACTATCACCAGCGTAATCAGCAGAAAAATCACCAGTATAGTCACCAGTGTAAGTTTCGGTGAAATCACCTAGATAATCTATTGTGCTTTCGCTTGTATATGTCGCACTAAATTCTTTGACATATCCTGCTACATAATCAGCAAGAAAATCACCAGTGTAAACTATACTGCTATTACCTTCGTATGTTGCACTAAAGTCTTTAACGTAAGTAACGCCAGTGTAATCAGCAGAAAAATCACCGGTATAATCAGCAGTAAATTCTTTTGCGTAATCGCCCACATAATCTGCGCTGAAGTCGCCAGTGTAATCAGCAGAGAATTCAAGTGTGTACTCACCAGTATAGGTAACAAATACGCTAGGACCTTGATAATCGCCTACATAGTCGGCACTAAATTCTTTAGTATAATCACCTACATACAGCCCAGAATAATCACCAACATATTCTGCAGTAAACTCTTTAATGTAATCTGCTGTGCTTTCGCTCGTATAGACTGCTTGGAAATCACCAGTGTAATCACCGATAAATGTTGCCGTGAAATCACCAGTATAATCAGCAGAGAATTCGGTCGTGTAATCGCCAATATAAGTTGCGTCAAAATCACCAGTGTATGGAAGTTCTGATTCGCTAGTATAATCTACAGAGCTTTCGCTTGTATAAGTAGCGCCTTCGTAGTCACCAGAATATGTCAGCAGTATATCAACGCCTTCATATTCTGCGGTATATGTTTCAAGAATATCAGAACCTTGATATGTGCCTACATAATCGCCAACATAAGTTTCTTCGTATGTTGGGCTATAATTACCTTCGTATTCTGCTGTGTAATCAGCAACGTAAGGTTCAACGTAGTCTATTTCGAAGAGCGCAAGACCAAGATAGTTTTGATCTTCTTCGTATTCTCTTACGGTGTTAACAGCAGAACCTTTTGCGAGCCAGATACCGGCTTCAGTTGGCGGCCCTTGTTCAGAAGAGCGCAGTTGATATGTCCCGATCTTTGTGGACATGATCAGACTCTTCATTCGCTCACCGAATGTAAATTCAATTTCGGGGTCTGTCAGTTCTTTGATGCCCGCAAATACACCACTGAGTCTGAAAGGCGCTAGAGGGCGAACAGTCGACGGAATAGCTTCTGCTTCTTGCTTGATCCAGATAGAATAACTTAGCTCGGAGCCATCGCTTCGCGTATCGACAAAAACGTCTTCAAGAAATACTGCCCAGTTTGATCCAGGTGAAACCGAAGCGAGTTTAAACGTACCAGGATAATCGTTCTGAAAAATAGACGATAGAAGTCTTGTACAAATTAAATCAAGTTCGAAGTCATTAACTTCTCTCAGACCAGCAGGATCAAGGTCTTTGTCCCAGAAGAATGGATTTCTTTTAAAAGAACTTTCTGTGATAATACTTGCAACGCTAGAATCGTTTTGATACAGATCATAGACATCTGTACTACTAGCAGGTCTTTGCTGAGGCTCGACGCGAACAGTACCAAGATAGAGACTATCGTTCGAAGTCTGAACAGGATTATTCAGATCAGTAGCAGCAGCATTGACAATAATGTCAAGCAGACCTTCTTGAGTTGGCTGAATTCTAAAAGTAGCACGATATAGAGAGTTTAGAGACGCATTCTCAAAATCTTCCCACGTTACTTCAGTTTGTGTGGTGTTAGTAGCAGCAGGTTCTGCAAAAGAAGATTGTGTGCGCAGGGCAGAACCAGACAAGTTTATCTGGTATTCAATTTCATTGAATCCAGTACCTGTGTGAAGAACGTTACCAACAACAACAATATCAAGAACATCACCAACGAAAATTGTTGAAGGAAGTGATGTGTATACTGCATCAAATGTAGTTGCGTGAGTAGAATTGTCTGGTACAGAACTGTGAATGACTTCGAAAGTTCTAACATGAGCTTCTTCTAGCGGAACCGTAGAAGTGTCATTATTGTAATAAGTGTTTTCGTATTGACCTATTAGTGTTGCTGCGGTGTTCGTAGACAGCGCAGAGAGGTCATTAGGCGACATCTTTCCAAGATGAACACCAGCGCGATATGCAAGGTAATCTTCTTCTGTTAGTAGAAGTTCCTTAAACGCGCCAGAGCCAAAATGTTTGAGAGGTCGTAATGACATGAATTTCTCGACAAGTCAAAAAGCAATTATATCTTATTTATAAGAATTTTAAGCATGCTTTTTATTTCGGTAAGTTCGCTTTCCATCGCGTCAACTTTATCTTTGAGGCTCTGTTCGCTTTGTCTTTTCTCAAGCTTGAGGCGTTTGCGCTCTCGGGCTTGTTCGATCTCTGCAGCATTGAGGTTAATCAACGCATTTGATTCAGTATCACGAACAAGCCCGGAGTGCCCTTTCACCGGCACATATTTTGACATTTATACCGCCAAATAACGTAGTCTTAGGTTTCTCATCGATGGAGAAGCATCAGCACCTTTCATCACAAACTTCACTTGCACTTGGTTAAACGGCTTGAGTGTACCGCCCTTACCTCCTGCGAGCCATTGTGCTTCACGGAATCTGCCGCTGTTGTCATAAGGTACTGCATCAACAAGAGGCTGTTGTGTCCAATACTTCTCATAAATGTTTTCATCAGCAGACGCAGTACGATAGTACATTACGATGTCGGTAGCATCTGGAATATTGATTGCGGCTCGTGCTTCAATACCCACTGCAGCTTGCTCAAGGAACACTGGAGTTGTAATATGCTTCGAACCAGTTGTTCCACCATACGGCTGAGTCTCATCAACAGGATTGATTGCAGGTGTCACATCCGGATTGTCAATGCAGAAGCCCACGAGAACAAGCGACGCTCTTTGTAGATCAACCACAGGCGAAACATAGTCGCTTGCTGTCTTCAGATCCACTTTGACATAAGAAGACGACACGCCAGCACCAAGATTTAGAGTTTCTGCAGCAACATTATACACTGCTTTTGGTGTTGCAAACTCAACGTTTTGCTTAGGCGTGATGCGCGAGTATTCTTCGTCTTGCGACCAACGTCCCGCAGCAGTGATTCTTGTACTAGAAATGTTCTTACCTTCAGTGAACTTAGCAGAAACATCAATCGAAGTATTGTTCGGAATGAGTGTTTCAATATAAGGATTAGTCACATTGAAGATTGCGTTTCGACGCGACAACACTTTAGAACCACCACCAATCGAAGAACTGGTAGCATTAGGTGCAGAACCACTCGCAGAATCATATCTGAAAGTAAAGCCATGAATGTCTGCAGAATCGACAGTGTGGCTGCCGTTGAGCCATGCCGATGCTGTGATACCGCCAACGTCTTCTGCGCTGTCGATAAACGCTAGATCGCCTGGCTCAAGCCCGTGACACATGTGATGCACATAGACTTTCTTTGTACCTGCATATGTCTGCAGAGGATTGCTCTTGAGCAGCTTAGCAGGCAGACTTGCATTCTTCAGAATCAAGCTTGCACCACCAAGATCGAAGCTTGCTCTCTTCAGCTTGTACATGAGGTCTTGGTCTTTAGTCTCAATCCAGAACATACCATTCTGAGGCAAGAACAGAGAACCAGGTGCAGGCTGAGTTGTCACAATCTTCGACGTAGAACCAAATACGGGCTCTTTTGTCTTCGCGCTGTATAGCTCATAGTCAGTAGACTGAGACGAAACAACAATTGCGTAATGTGTCCATGGGTCTAGATAGATGGGCTCATCAAACGTAAATGTTGTGGGCTTAGACTGAATCACAGAAAGCGTAGCATCAGCGCCGATTTCTGTAACGCTACCTGGATTCAGATACACATGAGAACCAGGTACAATCTCGTGATTCGACGGGCGACTATTTACTACAGGGCGCAGATGAATCGAAACAGGCAGATTACCAGTGTCTTTTGTCTTGAAGTATAGTTGAATGCTGGTCAAAACCACACCAAACTGATTGTCAACATAGAATGTCTGTGCGAGCGGATTCTGAGGTGCATTCATTGTCGAAACAATGTTAGACGCAAACTGATTCTTGTCAACGTCAACATAGTCCGAAAGAACTTGAGACATTTCACCAGTGTTGTCAAGCCCGCGCAGTGCAGCAACGGACAGACCAGCAGCACCAGGACCATACTTACCTGCTAGCTTAGGATCGACAATCTTGACCTGTGCTTCGCGAACTTGGTTCGTATAATCTTGCAGTTCTTTTGCACTATATGTTTGCGGGAAGTTTGCCCAGTAAGGAATCGGCCAGTTATACTCATTCGGGCGAGTGCTAGTCAATTGACTCCAAACAGAACCTTTCGCTGCATAGTACGCAAACGCTTTGCTACCTGCGGCAGCCCAGTCATTGGTGTCAATGTCAAGAAGCTTGAACTCACGAATACCAGAACGATATCTTTGCCCTTGTGTCTTAACTCTTGCTTTTTGATTTACCTTAGAGAGATAAAAATCAGGAGCAATGTTTGGCACAAAGAAAGAACCAATGATTTCACCATTCGCGTCAGAGATAAGATCGGTAGATCCGCTTGGGTGTGCAGTGATTGCTTGGTGAGTACGCTGGTTACCGTTGTCATCTGTGCGATCAGAGAACTGCACAAATGTGGCTTCTTGACGACACCACTGTATCACCTTTTCGCCATCAAAGAACGGAGTGAACTTAGTGTTTGGTTTCAGACCTTTCGCATGGAAATAAATCTTTCTAGAGCGAATCCAAGGAATCAAAGCAAGATCGACAATTCGCTTACCTACAGTTTCGCGCAGAGTGTCAGAAGGAACAACTCTCGACACATATCGGCTGCTATTAAAACCGTCACGCTTCTGAATTGTATAAGTCGAAGCATATTGCTCGCGGAAGTCAACAAGATCCCTCTTGCGAAGACCAGTCAGATTCTTTTGATTCTGAAGTTCACCGAAGGTGTCTAGATCAACATCTTCGATGCTGCGCCCAAACCAGTTCCAGTTCCAGTTGTTCCAAAGGAATGCTTGCTTTTGATCAAGTCGCTTACCAGTAACTGCTTTCTGTGCTTCTTGAACAGACTCTTTCCATTCGTCAGAAGTAGGTGAAAGCTTGATCGTACCAACATTGTCTACCAAACCAAACGGATTGATTTTGACAGAGCGAGATGCAAGAGATTGCACTGCCCACTCAGCAGAGTCATAATCGATATAGACATTATCGCCTTTCTTCAAAATGTTCGAAGAAAGGGTGTTGTCAATGATCAGGCGAATGTTGTCTTCGTCAACCATTGGGCGAACCAGTTTACTTTCTGGATCGATAGACGCTGCATAGTCGTCGTTCTTCGTATCAGCACCAGTCTGATCAGCGAAATCATCGACCTGAGAACCACTTTCTGCCCTCTCAAGACCATCACTATCAAGCGCAAGATTTAACTTCTGATCAAGTTCAAGAATACTCAGTGTTGTGTATTCTTCAAGATCATCAAGTTTCGCTTCGATCTTTGCAATGTCGGCCATCGTGTAACGCTTATGCTCAATCGGAGTAACGCGCAAATCGTTTTCGTCAAGCGTATTTGCATTGAGAAGAATCTTGTAGATTTCTAGCGCATTATTAGGCGTAGGCTTATACTGCGGATTACCAGCTTGCTGACCAAGAAGCAGTTGTACTTCGCCCTCTTGAGTGAGCAGAAGCTTGTCAGCCCGAGGCAGATAGTAGCTAACATCTGCTGTGATGTTTGTACCATTTCGGGGCAGATCAAAGATAGCAGACGCTGTACCGAACGAAGTCTCGTCAGGTCTAAAGTCAAGATAGTTGCGTAGATTTATGACCGTTCCATCTTTGAGAACGTGGTCAGGAATGTCTTTGTATGCAACAGGCACATTACCATAAGAAGTTGCATCGTAGAAATCACCACCAGCACCACGCGCAAAGTAACGATAGTTTACATACAGATTCGGCGGTGCGCTGTCAGCAGCATTGATGATCAAGCGACCCTTCGCATAGAAGTTATCGCGCTGCCCGTCATCAAGGAGCAGACTTGGCAGCATGTTAACGCCCGAAGAATTATTTGCTTTTGCAGAGTCAACTTCAAAAATATCAGGCACTGCAAACTCGTAGTATGCAACATTATTGACAGTATCGGTTTGCTTTGCAAGAGTAGCAGTTGCGGTTGTCAGAGTTTTTGCTTTTCTTGTCGCAGTCTTCTGAACATACGAAAGCACTTCGTAAGTTGCACCAATGACAAGCCCCGAAATCTGAACGTCACGCCCGCCGTTGGTAGGTGTACCAACCGTGTGTGCAACTGCAGTTGCGGTATTAGAAGAAACAACCCAAAGTGTTGTGTCTGTGTAAGACTGACCTGCAGGCAGAGTTTGCAGTGTGATCACGCCGCTGCCATCAGCAACAAGACCGCCTTCGTGAATCTGCTTTGTCAGTGTGATGTCAGCAAAAGACTCGGGTCGCGGGCGACTTGTCGGGAAGAGAAGATCATTGTCAGTCACACCAAATAGTTTAGCACCACGCGATTCTCTTACTAAGTTGAAAACATCGCTAGAACTTGTACCAATACTCTTTGCAGCACGGAGACTTTGATCAGAGTCAATGTTCAGATCGAACACATATACTCTGTGGTTCGCACCGTCTTTTTCAACTGCACGAATTCTTGCAGTACCAATCGTGCTACCAGTCGCACCAAAACCATCATAGAGGTTTACAGAAGATGCATCAAGGTCAGGAAGACCTCTGTTGCTATCTGCTACAAAATAGTTACCGTAGACGACAGGAATTACATCGTTTGTAACAGTTTCTGTTTCTTGAGGGCGAGGGATTGTAAGTTTGGTAGAAGATGTCTTGTCTACACGATAGCCATTGATATACGCAAGCCCAGGAGACACCACAAGCTCAAGGCTAGAGTCGCCTGCTACAGCGTCTTGAATGTTTACAACAAACTGATTGACAACGTAGTTACCAGACTCTTCTTTTGTTCTTTGAGCAACAAACTCTTCGATCTTATTATATGCATCGGACTCTTTAATCGTTTCTGTAATCGTAGAGTTTTCGACAGTTGCAATGAAGACAAAAGTTTCATCAGAACTTACTTGGTCTTGAGTCGTCAACACAAGACGAATACGATAGCGATCAGCACCAGGGGATGCGGTGTTGACAATACCGTTTGCATTATCATAGAGCGCAGTTGTGTCGTTTATCGTAACAACTTCTTGAACAACTTTAAAGCCAACCGTAGCATTTGCGACGCTGCTGTAAGGAGACAGAATGATAGACTGTGCTGAAGTGTGAACAAAGTGACCTAGAACAAAGAAAACACCTTCACCAACGCTGAACTTCGTGGCTTTACCAGTCGCTCTCGGTGTTTCTGTAGTGATTTGATAACCACCACCAGTCTGGTCAAACAGAACTTCGCCATCGCCAAAGCGTGTAGGCGTAGAAGCAATCGTACCAGCACCCGCATTGATATACTGAACATAGAGAGTGTCAAGGGTAAAATCATCGCCATCGCGAGGCTTTACTTCAAGGACTTTTGCTTCGACGTTTGTGCTAGGATTTCTAAAGACAGTGCCGACAGGAATGTCAGCAAAAGCACCGCCAGCATTTGTAGCAGAGACTTTGATATATTCATAGTTTGCGTCAACTGCCATTCCGCCTGGAGAAACAGCAGCACCTTCTTTGAAGACATTACCTCCAAAGCGCGCTAACTCCTGGTAGATCAGAGTCTGAAGCTGAGTCAACTCTCGGGCTTGAAGCGCTCTACCATTATTAAAAAGAATCTGATGATAGTTATCAGCTTCGCTATAATCGTCGTTATAAAGACCCGATAAAGTACTTGAAGTAAATTGTGTCGCCATGTTTTATCCTAACTGAATAACTATTCGAATGTCTTCGGTTTGAGCGTCTTCGCGAGTGATCGCGGTGTCAAGAGTATTTATGTATAAAATCTCACCAGAATACGCATTGACATCGGGATTCGTCTTCGCTAAAATTTCAGCAGTGCCACCCTCTGTATTGATAATATTATCACCGATCGTAAACTCTTCAAATCCTGTTTCATCATCTTGATAGTAGTAAAGAGTTGTTCCGTCAAGGTAGTAAACTTTAGCGGTAGAGGTCTCTTGTGCGTTCGAAAACGTATCGTTCGCGATCCAGGTACCTGTAACTGTACCAAGAGAAAGCGCTTTTGCTCCTTGTCCGGTGTTACCAGTAAATGCAGAATCACCACCAAAGACTGTCAAGCCTTTCATAATACCTACCTGATAGAAATCTGTGCTGTTGGCGACAATTGTATCTTCTTCTGTGCCAATAAAGTCTGTCTGCAGCATCAGTTCACGAGACTTGAGCGTCTTGGTTGGATCATCATTCACACCAAGCTTAGGCGAAATGATCGGGCGAAGCTTCGCGCCAGTGCCGCCGCCAGCATCTGTGACAATCGCTTTGGCATAATCATAGTTAGCACCATGAAGAAAACTACCAAAGCCATTTGAGTCACAACGTACATTTACAATTCTATTGTTTACAACATCTGCAACAAATTGTGCACCAACACCATTACCGCTAATTGTGATAGTGGGATTTGCTGAGTAGTTGGTCCCACCGCTGTCTACTGCAATGCTCAGAATCTGCCCACCAACCGCACTGTCTTGTAGAGAAAGTTGCACAATTTCTTCGGGTATGGTAGTAGCCGTGTTTGTGATTTTCTTAACAGGTGTATACGTTTTTGTTCTAAAAGTACCGTATGCGAGATTGCTGATCTTATACAAATACTTCCACATGTAACCATCAGAAGTTCTAAAAGATTTGGTTGTGTTGTTTACAGCAGAAGCAAGAGGCTCGTCAAATACAGGGACAGCAGCACCGCTCGACAGCTTGCCTTGCTCGACGCAAAGGAACACTTCGCGCAAAGAGTTTATCACATAAAAGTTTGTTTGAAACGGATTGTTGTTATCATACGCTTCGTATGTCGCATCGCTGGTCCATGTTACCGTAGGAATAACGTGAGAAACATTACTCAGAACTTTTACGGACTGTAGAGTATGACGAAACTTCTCTTGATTGTAGATAGAACCCACATTCAATGTCGTAATGGCATCTGCGTCTGTGATCGGTTCTGATCTTGCAATTCCAATATGATAGGGGACGCCATCACTGTCTATGTCACTTTTAAAAAGTGCCAGCAAATATTCCCTTAAACTATTTGTAACTGCTGCTGTCATAGTTAAATCTCTTTACATGGTGCTGTTATTTATAGAGTGTCTGTGATAACTGCTCGCGCGCGCGATGCGTTTGCGTCATACTTGATTACATTGTTTCTCAGCGGATTGATAACAGCAGGATTTGCAGGCACCGCAGTCACACGAATATACGAACCTGTGATCAGCGTACCCGTAAAGTTGACCAGCGAAATCGTGCCGTCAGTTGCTGAGTATGAGCCAATGTTGTCGACCAGAACATTTCCAGTAGATACTTGAATGACTTGTATTGTAGTGCTGTTCAGTTTATTTCTTAGCTTACAAATCTTACTATTATAGTAGAACACATCCGACTCAATCACATAAGCGTCGTCAAGAGGCGTCGAAATACTTGCTGCATATGTAATGGTTTGCAGAGGCGCTAGCGCATTAGGCACAAAACGATTCTGCATCTTGATGTCTGCTCGGCTAGAAAGAACCGAGTTGTCGACAGCATCGATATCTGTTAATAGATTTGACCGACGGAAAGACTGATTAAATCCACCAACGTTTGTTGCAAAATACGATTCCATTGTGTTTTTTACCTGCTGCTCAACAGTAGAGACATCAAGAGAAGTCAGCGTAGGATTAAACTGAAAGACTGTAGAAACTTCTATGTATGTTTCAACTGGATCGACAAACTCAATGTCGAACGAAGCAACCGACAAGTCTTTTGCAAGT